CCCATGAAAAGGGAGATTTTATAATATTGCTTATTTTCAGTTAAAGCTACTCCTACTCTAGTAAAAGGTTCAACCTCAGAAATAGATCCATTAGTGTTTAAATCAGATTCTTTAAATATAGTTTGACCGACTAAATTTAAAGGATTTCCAGATATTACATCAGCAATGAGAACTTCTCTTCGTACATAATCAGCTGAAGAGGGTTTGAGTAAATAATCCTCTAAATTGATAATTTTAGGTGTCTCACCATAAAGAACATTAAACAAAATCCTAAAGGATTCATCAGTTCCTTTTGATTCATATAATGATCTTGATTCTTTTATAAAATTACCCGCATTTACATCAGATGTGAAAGGAACGTCTTCCAGACCAGGTGTTAAGGTTGATTTCTGTTTTTTATAGAATTCTTTAAGGAATAAAGAACTTAAGTTTTGTATAGATGCATCTGTATCATGGGATTCTTTATTACTATCACTAAAAATCAATTCCCCTTGATTTAATTCTTGATGGTAACTTGTAATACCACAAAATCCTCTAATACATCCAGTAAAGGTATTAGTTGTTAATCCAGTATATGTAATAACTTCATTATCAATCTTCAATAAACCATAATGATTCGGGAATCCCTTAGTAGTCGAAACCTCAATAGTACTTGCATCACTAGTAATATCAACACTGAGTGTAGTAGAATCAACCACCACATTTGGTGTTAAATTATCTAATTTTAAATATTGATCTAAATTATCTGTAATATCAACAGGACCACCTTGATACTCCTGAGAAATATAATATTGCTTTAAAAAATCTACCGTATTGGGATTCTCACTCAATACGAAGTCTGGTAGTTGATTGTCAATTATTTGCTGAATCTTAACTTTAGATTCAAAACCAGTCTGTATCATATTACTCGCGTATTAATTGTCCGTTGGAATAACTAGATGTGTAGAAATCTTTAATAAAGGTGGTGCCTGTTATCTCATCACCAGAACTAATAACATCCCTGACCATATTTATTTTACTTTTAGAAAGACTTAAATTGAGATACAATTCTCTGAGTCCAACAACATCATTTGATTCTGGGATTGCCTGTACTTCGATAATACCTGCGTCATTAAAGGTTGAAATGATATTGATAGTATTTAATAAAATTTCACCCTTTATATAATCCACAGTTCCTGCTGATTTAGCAACAACTCTATATGTACCATCATCTAGTATCTCTACAATAGCAATGTTACCTAATTTTAAATCAGCATTAGGAATATCAGTTAAGTATACCTTCTTAGAACTTCCTGCAACTACAAACCCAGTAGATTTAATATTACGACCAGCAGCATTTACATGAAATTGATTACCATAACACAATTCATACTGAGCAAACTTATTAAGAGCCGCCTTCAAATCTCTTCTCATTCGTACTCTTGTAATATTAGATGTTATTGCAGTATCAGTATTATCAATAACTTGTAGAATTTTACTATACTTAAATCTTCCTCCGAATTGATTCATATCTACAGAATTGCCATAGGTAGTAAGAGCGTTAACTACTTGGGTCTTTAATGAGGCAGAGGATGAGACCTTTGTATTATCAAAATAAACTGCACTATCAATCTCTACATATAGCATCTTTAAGTCGGTTATCTGTTGATTAATCCCAGATACAGAGTACTGCTTTAATTTTGATAAAATGATGGATTTATTGAAATCTGAGACAAATGATCCATTTTTTGGTTTGATACTGATATAAACATTACCAAACCTAGGTGGGTCCATCTCCTCACCGCCTACAACGGCAACTGATTCGGTATCAGGGTATATTTGCTTAACTATTGCTTCATAGTCCCTAGGAGTCACTGCACGGTACTGTGAAGAGTATACTCTGGGAGCATAATATTTGATTGAACTTACTTCTTCAATATCAGCACCATTCTGAGAGATCTGATTGGTGACAACTGATGGAGCGTTTGATAGTGAAAGAATTGTTTTTCCTGCACTAATTGGATCAATGGTTGCTATTTTACCTGAGAATGTAAATGAATCATTCTTACCTGCACCATTTCCTTCTTTACCATCGGTAATGATATATTGAATGGTGATTACTGCATCATTCTCTAATTTTTTACCAATATGGCCATCTCCAAAGAGTAATTCATATTTTTCATCTTGTATCTCTTGAATTAAGAAAATCTCAGATGATCCATCAATATTTAAGATATTATCTACTAATGAATACTCATTACCCAGTGCTGCATCAGGATCGGTACCACTAGGAGAGTTTACGTAAACTTTTATGGATGAACTATCAATACCGGTATTATCGAGTATAAATCTCTGATCTAATGATGCATCTACCGTAAATGTCTTGGTTAAGAATGTTCCTTCTTTTATGTCAATATTATCAAATTTGGCCCTATAACTTCCATTTACCTCTGTTATGGGTGAAGATATATTTTCAGGAGTAGAAAATACATATGAAGTATCACTTACATTACCAGTGCACACCAGACCTGCCTGTAGGTATGCCGTAGACTGACCAGGATCAGTGGTACCAAAATCTGCGGTAAACGTTATTGCTGCAGTTGCTGATGTCCTAGAACGTGGTACATATCCTATATTTCTTGCTAGTGAGACGACATTCTCTCTTAATGTAGCAGAATCTAAAAAAGATTCATTAACAATCATATTAGAGTTAAATGCCGTAATATACGTATTATATGCTAACGTATCAATTAAAACTGAAAAATTAGACCCCTCAAAGTCAAATCCGGTAAATGTAGAGTTAGCACGGAGATAGTCTTTGATAGAGGTCTTAATTTGATCAAAATCAAGATTTGTAAATTTAGTAAACGGCATTTTATCTTGTTGATTCTAAAAGGAATGAATATTCTTGTGCAGGAAACTCTTGTCCAACAATATCATAATATACCGTTACTTCAAATGTATTTGCATCTGGTTGAGGATCAACCAGTATTCTTACATCTTCAACTCTGGGTTCGAAATTATCTAATGCAATTTCAATTTGTTCCTGAATTGTGGAAGCAGTACCAAAATCAACAAACTCAAATAAACTGTTATAAACGTCAGATCCAAAGAGTGGATTAAAAAACTTTTCAGTAGGAATAGTTTCAACTATATTACGTACTGATCTGCGAATGGCATCTTCATTTTTTAATACCTTTAAATCATTTGTGACAGGATGAGGGATAAAGGATAAACTAATATCTTTATATGCCCGTGATATCCTTTTAATGGTCATTGAACAAAGGTTTATATTTATTTATACCCAGTTCTTAATATTTTATTTTCCTTGTCCCCTTTTGGGTTTACGAGCCGAGTTACGAGAGGTTGCTGCATACTTTGTATGCTTACCCGACCCTTGACGAGTCTTCTTCGGCGGCGTTTGTATAAAGTCCCCTCCACTAATGCCACTTGATACTACTTTAGCCATTAATCTTCCTCATAATAAATTTCGGTTTTTAATTGATCGGAGGTCGGAGAACCTGTCTGATAATATTCAAGTGCCAAGTCCTCCATTAATTCGAAGTATGCCATTTGTGCCATATCTTCGAATAATACCTTACCGTCTCTGTATACTCTATATAACTCTCGTTTTTTCATGTCCTACTCTTACACGAGGATCGCACCAGATTTCGAAACCTGCGTCTTTTGCATCTAGACAGAAAGAAACATCTTCTCCACACATATCCTGTACTTCGCCACTCTCGAATACCTGCATCTTTGGTGCGAACCATGGATATGGCATTCCTTCGTGTTCAAATACTCCCTTCTTAATTAATAACCATCCGAAGCCTGTATAATCTACTGTGAATGGTTTTTTCCGCTTGGATATACTCTCGATGGTTTCGTGGTTCATTACTCCACCATTATTTCGAAAATCATCCTCATCTAACCAATGTGCTACAGAGGTTGTCTTACCGTCTTCGGTACAATACCACCCTCCTGCAATGTCTTGATCCATTAATACAATTTGCCAGAACTTCTCAGTATTAAAAACAATATCTGAGTCAATCCATAATTGCCAATCATATGTTAGTTTCCCATCCCACGGAATTTGATTCGGGCCTCTCAATACATTTGCTCCAAGGCACTTGCATCTTGCAAAGTTTACCATGGAAGAATAATCTTGGGAAATTTGAATGCTTGCACCGGTTTGTACTAGATCAAAACATAATTGTACAAAACTTTTTAAAAATGCATATGAAACCCCACGCCCAGGTAGACAGAATACCACGGATTTTCCTTTCACAAGTTCTTTTGCTTTCTCATAGTCCCATTCTGGGGCTTTGGTTACCGTGGGGGTTTTTGCTTTTACTGTAAATCCTTTAGCCATAACGTTACGTAATTACAAGTCAATTATACTAGATTATATAGCAATTGTCAATATGAAGATTCTTCGTATTTGTCTGTGCGGTTCTCCGTAATCTCTGAATATGTGAGGTCCTCCTTGAAGTATGATCTATAAATTCTATTCCATATTATATCAAACTCTTCTTCATTTAAATTCTTAAATAAACACTTGTTTTCCAAATAAATGTGGTAAGTCTTTGTGCTCATTTGTTTTCCTTAATAATAGCTTCGTCCCCGTCTA